CCTGCTGCGGATGAACTTCTGTGTATCAAAGAATTTTCAATGGAGCAGGTAAAGGCTATCGAAGAAAAAGACGGCCGGATTATCTGTGATTTTATTTTATCTAACGGAGCGGTGGACAGAGATTTTGACACCGTAAATCCTGACGGCTGGGAACTGGAAAACTTCCGCAAAAATCCTGTTGTATTGTGGATGCACGATATGTGGAATTTGCCTGTGGCTAAATCTTTACTGGAGAAAGTAGAAGACGGAGAACTTATTGGCCGGGCTGAGTTTACCAGTAAAGATGAAAATGATTATGGTTATATGGTTGGGCAAATGTATAAGCTGGGCTTTTTACATGCGGTTAGCTGCCGTTTTCGTGGTATCGAATGGAAATGGACAGAGGACGTGAACCGGCCTTATGGGATTGACTTCATAAAACAGGAGTTGCTTGAATACAGTTGTGTTACTATTCCGGCTAATCCTGATGCTTTGCTGAAAGCAAAAGCTGCCGGTGTTGATGTAAGCCCTGCTGTACAGATGGCTGAAAATATTTTAAGCAAGAATAGTTTTGATGCGCTGGCTAAAAGCATTGCTGAACGTGTTTATGCTGCTGTCAGTAAGAAAATGACTGTGGTTGATCTGCATGATGATCGGCTGGCACAGGAAAAAATGAAAGCAATGCAGATGCGGTTAAATTTGAACAAAAATAAAGGGGGACTAAACTAATGAACATGCAAGAGTTATTACAAAAACGTGCTAAGGCTATCAAAGCACAGGAAGAAATCATGTCTAAAGCAGCGGGTGGTTTGACTGCTGAAATGGAAAAGAATTTCAACGATCTGCAGCAGGAAATCAACGAATGTGACAGGCAGATTGAAATGCTGGAACAGGTTGATGAAAATACAAAGAAGAATTATGGCGGCAGCGTTTTTGGAAATAGTGGCCCGGCTGTGCATATTGACCCGGTCAAGGATGGGGCTAAAGATAACGGCGGCTTTAAAAGTTTGGGTGAAGTGCTGCACGCTATTAAATATGGCGATAAAAAAGGCCGCTTGGAAAATCTTAAAGCACAAAATACTGCTGATGGCGCAAGCGGTGGTTATTTGATCCCTGAACAATTTTCGGATGAGCTTTTAATGGTTGGGGAAAAACGCAGCCTGATCCGTCCGTTCGCTTTGGTAATCCCGGCAGGAGAATATCCGGATGCACCGATCAATATGCCTGCATTGGATTATACTGCTGGCAATGAAGGCGGTGTGACTGTTAAATGGATCGAAGAAGGTGAGGAGAAGCCTGAAAGCAATGCAAGCTTTAGAAATGTTGAGCTGAAGCCTAAAGAAGTTGCCGGCTTTATTACTGTTACAGATACATTACTGCGTAATGCGCCTGCTTCGTCTACTATTTTTGGGCAGCTTTTGAGCAATGCTATCGTACGTGCAGAAGACAGAGCTTTTATCAATGGTAATGGAATTGGCAAACCGCTGGGGTTTGCTACTAACGGCAATGGTGGCAAGCTGGTCGTACAAAGGGAAACTGCGGGTAAAGTTACAACTAATGATGTGGCCAATATGATGGCAGCGTTCCCGCCTGAAGATATTCCTGATTCTATTTTTCTTGCCAGCAGCACCATTTTGGCAGATTTGATTAAATTGCAGGACGCTTCCGGCAGATTTGTTTTTGTGCAGGGTGATCTGACTAAGGGTATTCCTACAACATTAATGGGTATGCCTCTTTTCCTGACTGGCATGAACGCTTCTCGTGGTAATACAGGCGACTTGCAGCTGGTCAATCTGAAAAAATATTTGATTAAAGATGGCAGCGGTATTTATATCAGCATGTCTGAACATGTCAAATTTACCAGTAATCAAACGGTTATCAAAGCCTTCCGCAATGTGGACGGCAAGCCGTGGGTAAATGCTCCGTATATGCTTGACAGCGGTGTACAGGTCAGCCCTTATGTATTGCTTGGCGGTACTACTGCGGCAACTACGCCGATCAGTGACTTGACAGCTGCGGCTACCGGCAGCAATGTGAAATTGACTTTTACAGCTGCTAAAAATGCTAATTCCGTTAATATCATGCGCAGTGATGATGGCGTAACTTATCAGCGCATTAATGTGAAGGCTGTTTCGGTCGATGCGGCTGAGTACACGGACACTAATTTGGCAAACGGAACTTACGGCTATAAAGTAGTTGTAACCGGTGGCGAGAATGCTGGTGTGTCTAATGCTGCAACTGCTACTGTAACCGGCACAGCTGCTGCAAACAAAACTGCTTCTGCACCTAAAGAATAATCATGCGGTTAAAAGTGATTGTTCCGCCTGCAAGTGAGCCGGTAAGCCTTCAGGAGATGTGTGCCTATTTACGGCTTGACTGTGATGAAGAACAATCTTTGATAGGGCAGCTTATAAAAGCTGCCCGTCAATATTGTGAGGATTTTCAGCACAGGGCGTATTTAAGGCAAACATTGGAACTGATTGACAAGCCGATAAATAACATTTTAGAACTTCCGCGTAGTGAAAATCTGCAGGAAGTTTTAAGCGTGAGTAATGCAACTTTGAATAATGTTGGGTATACCGTTGTTCAGGATTTATTGGCACGACTTTGTTTTACTACTGAAAAAAATAATGTGACTGTCAGGTATGTAACTGGCGTAGAAGATGCTGCCGGTGTGGATGAACAGGTAAAGCTTGCAATCAGGATGCTTGTTGCGCACTGGTTTGAAAATCGTACTGCTGTAAGTTTTGGCAATACGATACCGCGTGAAGTTCCTTTGGCGGTGAAAGCATTATTGGAACCGGGGAGGATCATAACATTATGAATCCGGGAATGTTGAAACACAGGATCGCTTTTTTACAGAAATCCGAAACAGTGCGTGACGAATTGGGCGGTAAGATGCCAGCAATGTATTCTGAAGCTTTTAAACTGTGGGCAGCTAAAAGTGAACGTCCTGCTTCAAGGCGCGAGCTGATGGGAGAGCATGTAAATTATGTGCCTGTGTTTTTTACAGTTCGCAGGTGCAGCGGCGCGAAAATGCCTGATGTAACCATGCGCATTCGGTGTAAAAATCTGATATATGAACTGCTGAATATTTCTGATCTGGATAACGGTTATCTGGAAATTGAAACAAAGCTGGTAAAACCATTATGAGCAGAAGCATGCGCATGTCTGTTGAAGTCGAGGGACTGGACGAAGCCCTGCGGCGCTTGAAAGCGTATGATACAAAGTCAACCGAAAAAATTTCAGAAGCTATCCGGCTTGGCGGACAAAATATTGGTAAAGAAGCACGAAGCCGTGTTCCGCGCAGAAGCGGCAAACTGCGTAAAAGTATACGCACAAGGTTCGACAGTACGGCTATAACATCTACTGTCCGCACTAATGTGCCATACGCGCATCTTGTAGAATTTGGTGCAGCGGCTGCTACAGTAAGGCCACGTAGCAGAGCAAGAAAAGGCGGTAAACCTAAACTGGCTTTGCGGATTGATGGCAGAGGTTTCAGGCGTTTCGTGCATAAAAGCAGTAAGCCGGGAAAAGGTGTAGTCCATATTCCGGCACGGCCTGCGCGACCCTATATGACGCCTGCTTATCAGAGCGGCAAGCCGAGGATCGAAAATGATATAAAAAAAGTGTTAAGGGAGATGCCTAAATGATTAGAAATGTGCCTTTAACAGCTGTGCAGGCCGCTGTATATAAAGCGTTGAGCAGTAATATACGCGGCTATAATGTCTATGACGACAGCACGCCTTTTGAAGATGGAGAACTTGTAGACAGCAGGTATTTGGTTATTGGCGAAACTACAGGTAAGCCGTCAAGTGCTAAGCGTGATTGCCCTGTTTGGGAGGTTACGGTGAATATCAATGCTTTCAGTAATTATCATGGAAAAAAAGAACTGGATGAAATGCTTGACGATATTGTACAGGTTTTGACCGGTTCTGCTGAGCTGGAGCAGATTGAGATTGCCGGTTACTATTTTCATGGTTTGGAGATTGATATGGTGGAAGCCTTCAAGGAAGAATATGAAGATGGGACTGTCTGGCAGCATGGCGTTGTACGTGTCATAGTAAAAGTTGAACAAAAAGAAATGTAGGAGGTAGAAAAGAATGAATGAAATTATCAAAGCAGCTAATTTCCCTATGCAGCCAAACAAAAGTCAAACGCTGGCTGGTAAAAGCCTGCTGTTGTTTTTGAACTATGGTGAAGGCGCTACTGTTGAAAATCCTAAATGGGGTTTAGTCGGCGGACAGCGTAATTCGCCGCTTTCCATGAGTGGGGACGAAATCGACGGCAGTGACAAAGCAAGCGGCGGCTGGGGTGAAAGCCTGCAAGGGACTAAAAGCTGGAGTATTGAGCAGGAAGGCGTTTATAAAGTAAATAATGAAATGCTGGATGCTTTGAAATATGCCTTCGTGAATGATATTGCAGTGCATATCATGCGCCTTGATAAATATGGTAATGCTGTAAAAGGTTTTGCGAATATCACGGAATTCAGTGACGACAATCCGCATGATGATGTTGCTACTGTTACCATGACGCTTAGCGGCATCGGAAAACCTGAATTTGTTACTAATGAGCCTGACCCGCGCAACACAGCAAATGCGATCTCTGACCTTGCTGCTACATCTGAAAGTGCAGGGACAGTGAACCTGACCTTTGCTGCACCTGCTGGTGCTGCTGCTGTTATTTTACAGCAGAGTGAAGATGGAACTGAATTTACAGATACAGATGTAGCGATTGAAAACACTGCGACCAGCGCAGAAGTAAGCGGGGTAAAAGCCGGCAAGGCGTACTTTCGTTTAAAGGTAAATGGCGGCGACAAGAACGGTTATAGCAACATTGCTATTGTGACAGTATCTTGAACGCTGCGGAATAATAAGAAATATCAAAATAATAATTAAAGCAGGGCTTTGAAGGCCCTGCTTTTTCTATACCAAAGGAGCGATGAAAATGAGCTTGGACAGAAGTGTGACGATCAATTTAGGAGGTAAAGAAAGAAAAATCAAGTTTAATGCTTTGGGTGTAAGCCAGCTTGAAAGGATGCTGGATGACCACAATGTTTACAAAATGGTAAACGGCGGCGTTGTAGCTTTAGGCGATTTGGCAAAATGCCTGTATGTCGGCTTGGCTGCGTATGACAAAAAAGTGACTATCCAGCAGGTTTATAACTGGATGGATGAATGGCTGCTGGACAACAGTAGTGAAAGCTTGCAGACACTTGTTATCATCGCTTTGAGCAAAGCGGGTGTTTTTGGGTTTGCCAGGAAGGTGCTGGAAACTGAAAATAATACGCTGGAAATTGAAGCGCCACCTGATGAAGAAGAAGCGGGGAAGTAACGAAAAGCTTTACAGAACTGCTGGATGAACTTTTGCCGTGGTGCTATGGCGAATTGAATTTAAAGCCGTGGGAAGTAGAACGGTTGTGCCTTGCAGATATTTTTTTGATGTTGGACGGATGGCAGCGCAGATATGACCATTTGGAAGATATTGTTATCAGCTGGATCACATACCCGAATGTTTGCATAGCTTCAGGTAAAAAGAAGCGTCCGGAACTGAAAAGCTTTTTTGCACACAGGAAAAAGCGTAATTCCTCTAAGGAACAATCTGAAATAGCGCAGGATCTTTTTGAAGAATTTGGCTATGAATAGGAGGTGAAATGATGGCAGAAGTAGCACGTTTACAAGTAGTTATTGGCGCACGGATAAATGAATTTAATAAAGAAATGGGTGCGCTGCAGAAAAACGTTAAACGCACCTTTGCCAGTGATAATTTGGGCATAAGTAAAGGCGCGGTGGGTGCTATTGTTGGTGTAGGTGTAGCTTTGGGTGCTTTGGGTCTTGCTTCAGTAAAAGCTGCCGGGCAAATGGAGCAGACACGGATTGCTTTTACTACACTTTTGAAAGATGGTGAGAAGGCAAAAAGCTTTTTAAGTGAACTTGAAAAATTTGCGGCCAGTACGCCATTTGAATTACCGGGCGTTTTGGATGCTTCTAAAAGGCTTCTTGCTTTCGGATTCAGTGCGGAACAGGTAATTCCGATATTGACTGCTGTAGGTGACAGCGCAGCGGCATTGGGTATAGGTGAAGAAGGCATTCAGCGTTTGACTTTGGCAATAGGTCAGATGCAGGCCAAAGGCAAAGTCAGCGCAGAAGAAATGCTGCAGCTTGCTGAAGCTGGCGTACCGGCATGGGAAATGCTGGCTAATAAGATTGGTACTGATATACCTACAGCTATGGATAAGGCCAGCAAAGGGCAAATATCTGCGGCAGAAGGTATTCAGGCTGTTATTAGCGGCATGAACAGTAAGTTTGGTGGCATGATGGAACAGCAGGCGCAAACTGTTAATGGTATTATGAGCAACATTCAGGATAGTGTTGGCCAAACCATGGTTGTTATTGGTGATGAACTGATTGAGGCATTTGATATTAAAACTGCTTTGAAAGGCGCGCAGGACGCTATTGGTGAGTTTGCGGATAAAGTTAAAACTATAGGGCTTTCTAATGCTATCCGTGATTTGCCTGTGTGGTTTACTGGTTCTATGGCTGTTATTGCCGGTGCGATAATGGGTGTGGCTATACCGGCTATAGTTGCGCTTGTTGGCACTTTATATACACTGGGTGTAGGTGCTGGCATAATTTCTGCGCCATTTATTGCTGCGGGTGCAGTTATAGGCGGGGTAGCTTATGCCATATTTGAAAATTGGGATTGGCTTGTAATTCAATGGGAATATTTTTGTGACACTATGGTTATTGCCGTTGATGGAGCAACGGCAGAAATACAGAACGCTTTTGCCGGGGCTGTAATGTTTGCAGCGAATGCTTTGGATAAATTATTTTCTATTGTCAATGTCAGCAGTGATTTGGCAGTGCAGGCAAAAGAATGGGCGGCCAATACACAAAAAGCGGCACAGGCTACTATCGAAGCTGCAAAAGCTAATCAGCAGCTGGCGGACAGTAATAAAGTTAAGCAAGAGTTTCGTGTTTCGTCAATCAATGCACCAACTGAACAAAGTTCGGGCATTAATATTGCTTCACCTGATGCGTTAGTCTTGACGAGCGGTTCAACAACAGCGGCAGGCGGCAGTAAAAAAAGTGGCAAAAATTCCGGTATAGATAAAATAAGCCGGGAAATAGACAGGATCAATGAGCAGCTTAATACTGCCAAAGAGAAAACTTTGGATATGNGATCAGGTATATGCCAATATTGTTAAAGAACGAGATCAGCGGATAGATGCCGTTGAGGAATGGAAAAATAAATTTGCTAATGCTGCAACTGAAGCACAGCAGTTATATGAACGTGCCATGAAAACCGGTGATGATACTGTTATCGCCAATGCGTTAGCAATGCTTGAACAAAGAAAGGCTGCGCAGGTTACTGCAGAGCAGGAAGCTGCAGCATCCCAAATTCAGATCAACAAAGTCATGAATGAACAGCTGATGTCACAGGCTACGTTGCTGCAGGCTTTTAAGGCTGATTTGGATGAAATGCAAAAGCAGGGCGAACTGGAACGGTATATTGCTTATTTGGATGAAGAAAAGGCTGCCTTTTTACAAAATCAGGCTGAAAAGCAGGAATTGATGCAGCAGTATTATGACTGGCGGCTTGAAGCTGAACAGTCATATGCAAGTTTTGCACTGGAAGCAGCTAATACTTTAAAGGATGGGCTGGCACAAGGTTTTGCTAATGCTATTGTTGATGGGCAGAATTTTGGAAAAACTTTGCAGAATTTGGGCAAAGAAATTGTAAAAATGTTTCTTCAATGGCAGGTACAAAGAATGGCTGCCGCTGCTCTTAGCAAAATGATGATGGGACAGGAAACTGCTGCTGTAGCAGCACAGGCGGCTACAATGGCGACATCACTTGCGCCTGCGGCGTGGCTGAAACTGGTTGTTGAACCGGGCGCGTCTGGAATTGCTACGGGTCTTTTAACATCCGGGTTGAGTGCTGCCGCTGGTATTGGAACAGCAAGCAAAACTCTTACAAGTTTTGGCGGCGGAATTCAGGAAATGAGTAAGTTTGATTTTGGTGCAAATGGACTTGGTACAAAGAACTTTGCTGCCGGTGGCGTTGTTACTGCGCCTACCCATGCGCTGATTGGCGAAAAATCTTATCCTGAAGCGGTACTGCCTCTGCGCAGCAGCGTATTGCAAAAGATCACCAGCTTTTTGTTTGATGGTGTGGACTTTGGAGCTTCTTCAGGTGATGGTGCTAATGTTGAAATAATTAATTATGGTGATATTAATACCGGTGCTGATTACGATACCTTTATGGAGGACATTCAATATTCTTTGGCTATGGGTGTGCGGGGGTGATAAAGTGACGATCATAAGACGTGAATATTTTCCTGTACGTAAGCAGGTAAAGCCTACAGAACAGCTTATTATCAATGGAACTGCCCTGCCATATGCCTACAGCTTTGACGGTGCTGCTGATATCACTGTGCGTGCTAAAAGCGAAAAGCGCGGCTACAGTCACGGCAGCACTATTTCAGGTGATGGCTTTATTGATGGTAAGAAAATTACTTTAGGCTTTGTTATTGAAGGCAGTACACCAGCTGAACACGATGCCAAGCTTAACGATTTGTATCAGCTGATGTATCAACGTGATTATCAGCTGCAATCAGGCAGTGGGCGTGGGTACTATAATATTGCCTGCATGGCCAGCACTAAAGAAAAATGGGTGGACAGCTTCAAAGGAACTAAAGGTGAAGTTGATGTAACGCTGCTTTTATCTGACCCGTTCCGCTATGACAGCGCTGAATCTGAACTGGTTACAGAATTTGCAACAGCTGCTAAAGATTCCCAAATTGTTATCAGCAATGGCGGTAGCGTTGAAACGCCGCTGACCATTGAATTAATACCGCTTACAACGATGAATGACGTAACTATCACGCATGTTGAAAGCGGGTATAGTATGCGCGTAGCGGATACGCTTTTGACTAAACCGGCAACGCTTATTGTTGATACTAAAGCCGGAACTGTACGCCGTGGAACATATAATGCTATTAACGCTTTCAGTGGTCAGTTTCTGACCGCAAGACCGGGTGAAAATACTTATTTGTTTAACGGCGCTGCCGGTACAGTAAAAATCCGCTGGCGTAACAGGTGGCTGGCATGAATATGCGTTTTGGCAATAAACTTTTTGGACGTTATATTTGGGCAGCGTCTGTAAAAAAGCAAAGTGGGCCAGGGCCGGGGCCTGACCCTTCGGAAGTAAAATATATACCTGATTACGTTCAGGTTATTTTTTATAACAAGGATGGTACTAAAACAGCAATTTTTTCAAAGGATACTGAAAATAATCCGTTTAATAAAATCGAGTTTGAAAATATTAAAACAGGCTGCGGCAGCGCAACGCTCAATTTCAAACAGTTTCCAAGTTTTGCAGAAATAAGCTATGGACAGCGGATTGATATTTATTTGTTTGCAGATAAGCGGCCGTGGTACAGCGGGCATGTTTTAACGCGTCCTGACAGCGGCGGTACTGGAACAGATTATAAAATAACCTGTTATGGCTATTTTGATAAGCTGGAAAAGGTGCTTATTTTTGGCACTTATGAGAATCAGGAGATTGCTGATATTGTGCGTAATATTTGCCGGCAGGTTGAAGCTAAGACTGGTATTGTTTATAACGACAACAAAATATATGACGTTGACTATGATATTAAGAAAATCGTTTTTGACGGTGTGAGTGCTAAGGAAGCGCTGGAACAGCTTTCAGAGTTTGCAACAGATTTTGTTTATGGCGTTGATGAATACCGGGAATTTTTCTTCAGGCCACGTGTTGATGAGATTAATGAAGAAGCGCGTTTTTGGGTAGGGCAGCATATGGACGGATTTGAACCGACACAAAGCATTGATAAGATCGTAAATTACGCGCGTATCAAAGGTGCGGCCATTGACGGTGAGGGTGAGAGCTGGTTGGCTACTGTAGAGGATAAAGAAAGCCAAGACTTATACGGCGTATCTGAAGAAGTTTGGACGCTGCCAACCGCTTATACTGCTGCTGATGCTGAGCGCTGGGGACAGTCTGAATTGGCAAAATACAAGAATCCTGTTCTTTCTGCTAAAGCAACAGGTGTTAAGCTGAAATATCCTAAGCCGGACGGTGTTTTTTGGGTACGGCGTTTATCTACAGATGGGCAGGCGCTTATAACTGACAAGGAAGGTAAAGAACGTAAGTATCCAATAACCAAGTTAAAATATACGATCAGCGGTGAAAAGGGTATTGATTTTTCTATGGAGTTGGGCGAGCCTCCGTATCCGCCTACGGCAAAGTATTTGCTGGATATTGAGCGGAATGCCCGCAATAATGAACTTTTACAGCAGGCTGCTAATACGCAGCTTGTCAAATAATATGAAAAGGATGTGATGATATGGCAGCTCCAAGTAATATACGGATAAATCCGTTTATAGGTGACGGTGGGACGACTAATTATGTGAATTTTATAGAAAAACATATTGTTCCAGCAGTTAGTCCGTTTGTTATACGGCTTAACGAAGTTCCGGAAAAGCAAGATCCCAGTAATATAAAGGTCGAGTATATTGACGGAAATGCAACAGGAGAGCCAACGGGAGTTACTTTGACAGAAGTTGCTGCAACACCGGGTGCGGGTGAATATCGGTTAGACTATTCGACTAATGCAGTTGGTGACAAAGAATGGAACACCGGCTTAATTGAGTTTTCCAGCTCAGATGCTACCAATGTCGTTCAGATAAGTTATACCGGTACGGGGACACTTGCTGGCGTAAAGAATAATCGTTTTCCGTCGTGGTGGCTTGATCGTGGTGATTCCAGTGACGGAGATTTTGTACCTACTGGCGATACAACAATAAGTGGAGTAAAGCAATATAGAAGTGTTGTTATTCGTTCTGGCGTTACTGTAACGATTAGTGGTTATGCCATAATAAAATGCCAAGGGGTATTTATAAATCATGGTACGATAACTGCCAGTGGACAAGGCGCGCATGGTGGATCAGGTGGATATTATGCTAAAGATGCTACTGGCGAATATTATCCGAGTGCAGCCGGTGCTGGTGCGAGTGCTATAAGCGGCGTTGGAGGTGCAGGTGGGTCAAATCACGGTGCGGCCGGTGCTGGAGGCGGTTGTACAGCGTTTAATGTACCGTTGAACGGTCCTTCTGTTATTGAATTGACTATGTCTTTACGTGGATTCGGTTTTGGTGCTGGTGGTGGTGGTGGCGGATGCGGATTCAGTAATATTTCCAGGTATAGTGGAGGAGCTGGTGGTAGGGGCGGTGGTGCAATAGCAATAGTATCCACAAGCATCTATAATTCTGGTATTATTGCAGCAAATGGTGCTAACGGATACTCTACAGGAAATGATAAAGGAAGTGGTGGCGGCGGTGGTGGCGGGGGAATGGTAGCTATGATCGCTGATACAATAATGAATTATGGATCAGTTACTGCAGCAGGTGGAGCAGGAGGGAGTGGGAGAACTTCGGGCGCTGCAGGTGGAACTGGTATTGTATTTATTAAGGAACTAGGGGTAATGTAATTATGATCTGCGTATTAAATGATGATAACAAAATTATTAATATTCTAAATGTTGATATTACAACTGCTGATAATGAGCGCCAGTATTATCCGTGGAATCGACTGTGGGAGCAATACACAGATGTTGAGCCGTTTGATTATGCTAAAAACAGATACATAAACGCAGCGGGAGCTGAATTTGCTAATCGTCGTGATGAAGTGCGTTGGATTGAATTTGCTGGTGTTACTTATGGCTTTGATTGTGCGCCTGAAGATATGACTAACTTTATGGCGGCGTATACGCCGCTTATGGTCAATCAAGATGGAGAAACCGGCTATAAGGTTTGGTTAGACAAAGATAAAAAAGGCCTTGTTATGCTCAACTATGCTGGCATGAAAAAAGCGTATGATACTGTTCGCAGTAGCCAACTGGCCGCTTATGTTTGGTATGAAGATATAAAAGCAAAGCTGATTGCTGTTACTGAAGTAGAAGGAAAAGAAAAGCTGGAAGAAGTTTTTCCGATAGGAGGTTGAATAATGGATTTGCAAACTGTGCTTAATGCTATGACACATGCTGGTAATAAAATTTTTGAATTATTTAGCTTTAAAATTTTAATGGCAGCAGTTTTAACATTGTTTTTGCACAAACATTTTATTTTGTTTATGGGATTTATTCTTTTGGTTTTTGTTGATTGTATAACCAAATGGGTTGCTATAAGTTATGAATTTTTAAAAGAAAAAGGTGTTGAAAATCCTTCTATTCTTGCATGTATAAAAGGTACCAAAACTGCACGAAAAGCAGGGCGAATAAATAGCAGCACAATGAAAGAACGTGGATTAGGAAAGATTGCAATTTATGTTATATGTGCTTTTGTTGCTGGCGTTGGAGATTTAATGATGCACATATTGAATACGCCTACATGGATGGTAAGTCTTGTTATTGGTTATATGGTAGTTACTGAAGTATTATCGGTAATTGAAAATTTAAGTGATGCAGGTGTTGATGTTTTGGATAAGCTTATCGGAAAACTGAAAGGACGGTTATGAAAATGTTAAAAGGCATTGATGTATCTGAAAACAATGGTTATGTAGATTGGAATGCAGTAAAAGCTGCTGGTATGGATTTTGCCATTATTCGGCTTGGTTTTGGAAATAGGCATTTGGATACTAATTTTTATGAAAATGCAAATGGAGCGTTGGCAGTTGGCCTGAAAATTGGCGTATATTATTATAGCTATGCTTTGGATGAACCAGCGGCAAGATCAGAAGCTAGATATATGATATCTGTTTTAAAAGATGCGGGGCTGACAAAAGATAAGATTGAAATGGGATTATGGTTTGATATGGAAGATGCAGACGGTTATAAATCCGGAAATGGTATGCCTACGAATCAAACTATCACAAATATGTGCAGTGCTTTTATTGTTGCCTGCAATGAAGCTGGATATAGCTGTGGTATTTATGCCAATTTAGATTGGTTGGAAAATAAAATTTATACAGATCAGCTGGCGGATTATGTGCCTTATTGGGTGGCGCAATGGGGACGTAGCTGTGATTGGCCGAATGCCACAATGTGGCAGTTTACTGATAGCTATGACATAAACGGTAAGCTTTTTGACGGCAATTATTTATTCTGAAAATTGATAAAAGGGCATCGTTAAGATGCCCTTTATTTTTATGGAGGTATATTTGTGGAAAAGAAATATAAAGTTATTGTATTACTGTTATGCGTGGCTGCTTTTATTCTCGGTGGGCATGTACGTGGATGGTTGCACACCTGCCCAGTTGCAGAGCCGGAGATAAAGACAGAAGTAAAATATAAAACTGATACTAAAACAGAAATTGTTTATGTGCCTAAGTATATCTACCAAGACGGCAGCACAGAAAAAACAGATGTTGATGTAAATGTCGGTAAGCAGGAGCTGGCAGTGAAAGTAAATGGCAAAGATTTTGAAATAAAAAAGGCTGATGATGAAGAGTATATTTTTGATAAATATAAGCTACAGTTGAATCAAACAAGCCGAACTGATCTGAATGTTACAGTACCGGTAATAGATAAAACTAAGAGATGGGAAATTGGCATAGGAGCTTCTAAAGATGGTGCTGTTGGCATGATAGGTTTTCCGGTTAAAGGCAATATAGGTGGTTGGATTGCAGGACGGCAAGATAATGTTATGGCAGGGATTGTTGTGAAAATCTGAAATAAAAGACTTGTTAAATAAATTTATT